CCGCAGCGCCGCAGCCGAACAGCTTGCCAACGTCAAAGATTTTCTCCGTCAGAACGTCAACAGCAGCGGCCGCAGCACCGTATGCAACCTGCTCGCCCTCGCTCGCGCCGTCAAGACGTGCCTCACGCGACCCGCTGCCATAGGAGCGCAGGCCCATGTTTGCCAGACCCGCGCCGGGGAGCAGCGCGTTGAGCGCCATGTCCGCGCCGAGCTGCAGGCCGCCGCTTGCAATGTCCACAAACGCGCCCGCGGCTTTGCTGCCGCCGAGGTTATCTTTCGCCTTTTCGGATGCTTCTGCCGCCGCTGACGCCGCTTTGTCCGCCTTGGCGTAGATGCTTTCCTGGTTGCGCTTCCGCGCGGCCTCCGCCTTGTCCTTGCCCTCCTGAGGCACGGCGTTGCCCGCGACGGTCACGCCCATGATCTGCGTTCCGCTGCGCTTGTTGAGAAATGTTCCGGCCGCGTTTTCGTAGGCGCTCTCCGCGCTCTTTACGGCGGATTTTGCGATGTTTCCGCCCGCTTCCGCCGTCTTGCTCTCCTGCATATTGCTCTTGCGGTAATCATCCGTGATTGCCTGATTCGTCAGGGCAAGCGGCGTTGTCGTGTCCGCGCTGTAACCGGCGTCGCCGAAAGCGTTAAGCAGCTTCTCCCAGAAGCTGATGTTCTCTTTCTTCTTCTGCGGCACAGGTTCAGAGATCGGTTTGGTGACAGGTTTCTGCTTGGCAGCAGTGTCTTGCGTCGCCGTCTGACCCCACACCTTATCCATTTTGTATTTTGAGCCGCCGTAAGCCTTCTTGCCGTACTCTCTGTCAATTTTCTCCCGGCTGCTCTTTGCGTACTGTTTCAGAAAGTCAGATGCCATGGTCAGTTACCTTTCCTTAGTTTGCGTTTCGGTAGGTATAAGTACCGTTGCCGTTGACGACCTCTTTCACCTTTCCAGAGTTCACGAGTGCTTCCAGTTCACTTGGTGTCACGCGCCCATAGCCGCGCACCATCACCCAGCCGGGACCGTTCGCGTTCGTGATGTAGCTGTTTTCGTGGTAATCTACGGCGCTTTTTGGTTTGGTTTTCGGGTCTCTGGCCGGAGGGATCGTGTTGTCGTCACCACCGCCGCCTCCGCCACCGCCGCCGCCGCCCGTCCTGCGGTTTGATGCCGTGTAGCTCGCCGGATATGCGCCTGTGCGCTCGTAGTAGAGCTTCGGGTTCTGCGCGCCCCACACTTTCTGCATCGCGTCGATCTGATCCTGCGAATAACCGAGCGCCGAATAACCGCTGAAATCGCCGTACTTGGCGAGCGTCGCGGCCTGCTGTTCGAGGCGGCTGCGATCGTTTTCCGTAAGCGTCGTGTCCACGCTAAGCTGCTTGACCGCCGTGTTGACGATGGAGTTATCCACACGCTGCGCCTCGGTATAGAGCGCCTTCGCGCGTGCCGCGTCGTTCTCGCTGATCGCCTGTGCGACCGCGTTCTGATACGCCGTCTTTACCTTCTGCCGCTGCGCCTCCAGATCGGACAGTGCGTCCGCCTCCGCCGTGGACACTTTTCCCATAGCGGCATTGCGGCTGTTCTGCTGCGAGAGCGCGAGCTGACTGCCAGCACCGACATTGATGCCGCTGCCCGCAAACTGTTCGTTTAGGTTTGCGCGGGAAATGTCCGCCTGCGTCGATACCTGCCGCCGCGCCTCGTTGTACGTCTGCGGGATCTTCGCGGCCTGCGCGTCATAGTCCGCCATGTTCTGGTCGTAGGCCGCTTTCAGCGCGTCGGTCTTTGCCTTCTGCTGTGCATCGTAGATCTTGTTGATGCTCTCGCTCTGGTCTTTTGCTTCCGGCAGGACGGTGCTGTTTCCGACGATCTTGAAGCCGCTGCCGTCACCGCCGCCGCTGTAGCCGTACTTCTTGCGGATAAGCTCTGCCTGTTCGTGCGCCTCGTTCATGCCGCCCTGATTTCCGGCCTTCTGCGCGGCTTGCCACTGCTCACCGAGCGCGGCGATTTTCTGCTTGTCGGCGCTGTTCATGATTGCGTCATTGTATGCCATCGTGTCACCTCGTCACTTGATAATCACTTGATAGGGGATAGGGGACACCGCCGCGCCCGGCAGCGTCCCCCGTGTCGATTATTATTTGCGCTCCAGCAGCTGCAGCCGCGTCTCGTGGTCGTTGATCGCGTCCTCGCTGTGCTCAATCTTGTCCCACATCTCGTTGTGCTCCTTGGCGTTCCCGGCGTCCATGCGGTCAATGCGCGCCGTCAGCGCCACGACCGCGTCAGTGTTCCGCTGGATGATGGTGCTCATGCGCCAGCACGCGCCGATCAGCGTCAGCACAAACGCCGCCGCCGAGATGATGTTTGCAAGCGATGCTGCCATTCTCAGCCCTCTTTCCTCGGCTTTTCATAGCTCAGTGCGCGTGCGCTGTCGCCGACACCCGCGGTCGTCGGGTCGACCACGATGCCGAGCAGACACAGGATGTTGATAACCATGCTGATAATCGTCGTCACCTGATCCTGCGCCACACGCGGCACGATGCCGCACACGCCGAGCACCTGATACACCAGCGCCACCAGTGCCATGACGAGCGCGGTCAGCGTCGTCTTGTTCTGCAGTCTGAGTTTCCAGTTAATTTTCATATGTAGTCCCTCCTTTACTTTTCATCGACCATCCGCTGGCACACGATCATCGTGCGCAGCATATCCATCGACAAATCCAGCTTGCCGTGCGCATCGCCTTTCAGAGCGCCGCGGTCGATCAGCCGCTGCGTCTCCTCGCGCGCCCAACCGGGCACGTCGTCGATTATAACATATCGAGAACTGCGCGCGTCCACGTACCGCTTGCCGATCACCATGCCGCGCACCATGTCCAGCGACAGGTCAATGCATCCGTGCTCGTCACCTTTCAGGGCGCCCGCGTCCATCAGCGCGCGTACCGTGTCCTGCGCCCAATCGGGCACATCCTCGATTTTGCTGTATCGTACCATATCATCATCCTCCTCGACTGTATTTTCTTCCGGCGCAAGCGAAGCCTTGAATGCGTCCCACTGCGCCGGGTCATCCACCCACGGCATGGGGCAGCGCTTGCCCGTCACGTCGTAGTGCCGCAGCACGTGATCCGTGTCGATGCCATAGCGCTGCATAATGTCTTTTGCCAAGGCCGCGGCGTTTGCCACGGTCTCCGGCTTGATGTAGTAGCTGCCGTCGGCGCGCTTGCGGCTGCACATCTCGATGCCGATGCTGTTGGAATTGCGGCACTCGGGATGCCAGTACGCCCGCGCACCGCAGTGCCACGCCGTGTCGCCCTCGAGCACGGACTGCATCACGCCATACTCGTCCACGAAATAGTGCGCGCTGGCCTGCAGGCCGCCCACGCGGTGGTAGTAATCGCAGTTGTCGCGCGCGGTGTCGCCGTTGTTTGCCGTGTAGTGCATCACAATGTACCGCACCGGCTGCGTGCGCCCTGCGCGGTAATTTGCCGTGTTGCAAGAAATAAATTCCATCAGTCAACCACCTCCCACGCCGCCGCGTAGTCTGCCGGGCTGTATGCAGTGTCGGACTTGCACCGGTACGTCTTGCCGTCCGTCCAGATCGTGTACTCTCCGGCGTGGTACATATTGTGCGCGCCGGTCGGCTGCACGAACGGCCGGGCGGTCGCCGGGCTTGTCCCGTGCAGCGGCCGGTTAAACGTGTGCCACGCCGTGTTGCCTGGTTTGACGTCAGGATATGCCGCGTTGTCGTAGGCAGCAAAGCACTCCCACGTCTGCCCATCGGCATTGTAAACTTCACCGACCGCGTGCGCGCCTGCTGCCCAGTCGGGGAAGAGCACGCGGATGCCCAGCCGCGCGTTGTCCTCCGCCACCGCATCGCGCGCCGCTACGATTGCTGCACGATATGCCTTTGCTTCGCCGCGCTTCATGCCGTCACCCCCAGGATCACGTTCAAGGCTTCTGCATCCGAAAGCTCGTCCTCGTCGCTCGGTTCGGGCTCCGGCGGCAGGTCGTATGCCTCCCACGTCAGGTCGGCTTTCAGCCGGTAGCCTTTGCCGTCTGCGCTTGGACGTTTTTGGATGATTGCCATGATTTCGTCGTATTCAACTTTGGTGATCTCGGTGCCGCCCGCGCCGGTGCCGATGGCAATGATGTGATTTTTCTTCCCATACTGCACAAAATACCTCACGTTGTCACGCTCCTTCCACCCCAACCGCAAGCCAAAAATACGTGCCGGTCACTTCTGCTGTGAAATTGCCATTTTTGTATCGGCTGAAAGAAATACTGCTGTTGTCAACCGTTCCGGTCAAAGCGGCTACATAAACGTCACGATCGTACCGCACAATGGCTTGAAATTTCTTGCGCCAGGTTTCCCAGTTAAACTCTGGCGCAAGCGATTCGTCCGCATCGGAATTGCCATACAACACGCAACCGATCTGACCATCATTAAACGAGAAAGTTGCCGGGCGCATCATCATGAACAAGATCGGCGTGCACCCCAAATTGTGCGCCAAAGTAAAAGAGCCGTCTGTATCCGTACTTGTTGAAGATAAATAACCCGAAACGATTTTGTACGCTTTTCCACCGCTGCCCCCGGCTTCGAGCGTACCGACCAGCCCAAACAGATCCACATCTTTCTTGATATTTGCAGCCACAAAATCAGGATCCAGCTGCGCGAGCAGGTTCTTCGTGATCGCCGCGACTTTCTGCGCGCCGGTCGTGTAGACCCCGCTTGCGCAAACCGTCTGCTCGCTCGTGGACGGCGAAACGGTCGCCGCTGCTTTTTTGGTCACACCGCTGCCGACATATGTTTTTGGGATCGCGCCGACGGAAACTTTCGAGAGCACCTTCCCGCTGTCCGGCGTGATGTCCTGCGCCGTTTCCGTCGGTGTTGCGCTTTTGACCTGCGTCGGCTTTTCCGGGTCGGTGTATTCCACGGTGATATCGCCCTCGCAGTATTTCCCGCTTGTCTGCAGCGTCTTGCTGCCGCTTGCGTCGATCGTTGCGATCGATGTGCCCTGATACTTGATATTGACATCGGCCATCAGCTGACACCTCCGTTATATACCGGCAAACTCGCGGCGGCCCACGAGCCGCCGACAACACGCAGGATCTTGCCGTTATCGGCTGCCGTCACACTTGGCAGCGCCGCGCCGGCGCCGATCGCCGCGATCTTGGCCTTGACATAGGCCACGTTCGCCGCGTGGTACGTCTGCGCATCCGTCGGCGTTCTGATGCCAGCCACACGCACCGGCCAATTTTCCGGGCCACAGTCAAGGGTGATACTATAATCTTCGTCGTTGACTTTTGAGGGCACAATATGCACCGCGACGTTGCTGTCCGTAATGTGGTCGGGGCACATTGACACAGTGCCAGTAGTGGTGGGCGCTACGCTACCAACAGCTTCAATATTCTTACGAGCCTGTTGCTTCTGCTCGAAAGTGAGAGACTGCGTAGCGTCATATCGCACGGCGCCGGAAGAGCCGCCGCCTGACGGCATGTCCACCGGGCCCCACGCGGTTGGCACACCGGATGCGTCCACGGCTGTAATCTTGGCGATCTGGCCGACTGTCGCGCCGGTGATGTCCATGCCCGCGCCGTCCTTGCCGGGCGCACCGGCAGGGCCAGCAGCACCCGGTGTGCCGGGCTCGCCCTTTGCGCCGGTTGCTCCGCGTGACGGCTTGCCGGTGTCGGTCGTGCCAAGATACCAGTTGCCATTGTCGCCGATCGTCGGCGTGATGCCGTCCTTACCCGGAGCGCCGGGGTCGCCCTTTGTGCCTTCAATCACAACAAACGGCGTGTCAACAGCTGCGTCTACCTCTTCTCCAAACACATCGATGATCTCGGTTCTGTCGCTCATTCCATCAGCTCCTCGTCCGTGCAGTCCAGCATTTTGATTTTCGGGTTTTTCTTCGTCTTCAAGATATTGCCCGCGCCCTTAAAGTTGCAGGTGATCTCCAGTTCCGCCTGCCCCGCGTCGAGGGACAGCGTGTCTTCCTGCGTCAGCGTCAGCAGGAACCGGTCATTTGCGTTGTCGTACCGCACCGCGTCCGGCCACGTCTTGCGCACACTGTCGCCGAGCTTGAACGCGATCTCGTCCACGTTGCCAAGCGGGAACACGTCCATGTCGTTGAATTTCACGCGCACGGGAATGGTCTTTGCCTCGCCTCGTTTGATATATGCCATATCATCACCTCACAGCATCTGATACACAAAGGTGTGCCCGGCCTCGTTTGCCCATGCGTTCGCTGTCACGAACGTCAGCATGCCGTTTTCGAACTTGAGGTTCGCCTTGTCCTGCCACTGCCACGTTGCCGTCCCGTAAGCGGCGTAAACGCTGCCCCACGGGAACACAAAGCCATACTTGCTGTTGCCGTAGATAAACAGCAGAATGCCGGAGCCACCGACGTTGATTGTCCTACCAGCCGCCCCGTCCGAGCTATAGCTCACATGCGTAACCAGCGATTTCAGGTTGACCTTGTCTTTTGTCACACATTTCGCCGCCAGTTTTTGTCCCGTAACCGCACCGCTACTCAGCTTTTCGCTTCCAATCGCTCCATCTTTTATTTGGTCGCTTCCAATCGCTCTGTTCGCGATCTTTTCCGTCGTAACTGCCTTGTCAACCAGCGCACTCGTCATAATCGCGCGTTCCCCGATATTTCTGCTTCCAATCGTGTAGTATGCGATCTTGTCCCCGGTCACGGCGTTGTCTACGATGTTGCGCTCTTCGACCGCGTCGTAGTCGATCTTGCCCCTCGTCACGGCCCCACTTGCGATCTTCGACTCCTCGACGGCCGCGTCTTTCAGGCGGTACGTATCTACAGCGCCCAACTTGATCGCATTGGTGTCGACTGCGCCGTCTGCAATCTTTGCTGCTGTGACAGCACCGTCCGCGATGCCGGCCTGCGACACGCCCGCGATCTGGCTCTGCACGTTCTCGATCGCGTCCTGCACGTTCGTCTTGTTGACGGCGGTCGTCGGCGCAAAGCCGATGTTCTTTGCGGCGGCGTTGTTGCCGAGCGCAGCGACCAGATCGTTGAGCGCCTTTTTCAGCAAATTTCCGGCAAGGTCAAACTTTGCTTTCAGAGACGCAGCGGACAGTCCACCCACGTCGTTCGGCTCGTCGTCCAGTTTGGAGATGATGTTCATGTCTTCATTGCACGTCGGAAGTGCCATATGTAACCCTCCTATCGCACATATCCCGTGAACCGCACGCGGATGTCGGCGCTCGTGACCGTCGCCGTCGTGCCCGCGTCATCGTTCGTCAGGATGAGCTTGTAGTATGTAAATTTCTTTGCTTTCAGTTTCAGCCGCGTCATATACGGGCGCTTGTTCGTGTTAAACGACCAGTGCGCAAAATTCGCGTGGTCAAACGCTGCGCTGTTGCGGAAAACCAGCTTCTTCGAGAAGTCCGCTTTCCGGTCTGTCATGACCGTCACGGTCATTGACCCGGCGTGCGTCGGAACGAGACCGATCCACAGCATGGCGGAGTATTTTCGCATGAAATCCGCGCCGAAGTGCATGTTGCCGCTCTCCCATCGCGCGTCGATCGCTTCGCCGCAGTCGCTGCGGAACGCATCCGAAATCTCGACGAGCACATTTTCACGTGCTCCGAGCAGTCTCCCGTATGAGCGGTAAAAGTGCTTGACAGGGAAGTTCGTGTACAGATACCACACATTGAGACCGTAGTTGTGCACAACGGCCATGTCACCATATATGCAGTACCATTCTTTACGGTCGTTGTCGTCCCAGCAATACGCCTGACGTAGGTCAAAGCCTTGCAACGCTTTCCACACACGATCGGAAATGCGCTTTGCCTGCCGCTCGTCGATCGTCAGGTTACTGGAATAGCTGCTGTTGTTTTTCCATGTGTAGACGCTCTCCCCAAACAGGGTGTAAGGGCTGTTGTCCACAAGCCGCACCTGACCGGGAGCAATGTTGCCGATGGCCTTGTTTACTTGCGTCCAGTAAAACGCAGGGAGGATTTTGCCCTCTGCGTTCGTCACCGTGCCGTACTGTACGGAGTATGCGCTGTCCTCTTTGAACGCCAGCAGTCGGGAGTAGTGGCGGATCATTGCCGTGATCGGCGTGTTCTCGTCGCCAATGTCCAGCACATTCATGTCCGGGAAGTATTCGGCGGTCGGGTTGCCGTCGATGTCCAGCCCGGAGTACAGCGCCTTGTTGCTTCCGTCACCGTAGAGGAACACGCGGTTGTCCGTCGCGCCGTTGTAAAGCTCTGCAAACTTCATTGCCCTGACCGCGCCGGAATCATCAGATGCCACGGTGTATTCCACTTCATACACATCCGCACCGGCAGGGGGCGCGCTCGTGAATGTGATCTTGCCGTCTGCAAACGTATAGTCCGTACCGGCTGCCAGCGCTGCGCCTGTTGCCCTGTTTTTCACGCTCACAGACAGCGTTCCGACCTCCGGGCATACATACACCGTTGATTTTCCGTCCGTAGCAATGCGGTATTTTCGCTTGCTGGATAGCTTATTGATCTGTTCCAGTTCCGTGCCGCTGCCGTCCGCGCCGACGCCCACAAGCACGGTTGGGACGTACCCGGTCACGTCTGCGAGCGTGTAGCCGTCAAACACCTTGTACTGCGTTCCGTTGAGGATATAGAGTTTCTCCCGGAACCCGAAAAACTCCGTATGTGCGTCGGCGAGCGTGCCAAGCTCCGAGACCGCCGTAGTGGCTGGAAACTCGATTTTCCACAGCTTCCCGGCCGCGGCCGCTACCTGCACATATTCTCCGCCGACGTAGCCGCACCACGTTCCCTGAATTTCCCCGGCGAACGTATGCACGGCTTTCATACCGGGGCGCTTCCGCAGCGCGCCGTCCTGCGTCACGCGCCAGTTGCGCATTTCGGATGCCTCTCCGAGCTTCAGGCTTGTGTCGTCGCTGCCCGCCTGATTGACGCCGAGCCATTTCTGGATCCCGACAATCTTCTCATTCATGCGCGTCACCAGCTCCCGAATTCGCCGTACTCGATGCCGCCGTACACATCCTCGACCGTGCCCATGCTGCACTGCGCGTTCGCCTTGTGCATCGTCACGATCTCGTTGTAGCGCCGCTTGAACCGGTCGGATGCCTCCGGGTTCTCGTCCGTCAGAAGAGCGGAAGCAAGGCCGTATGGCATCGCACCGAGCGCGAGCGTGTTGTCGATCTCCGAGATCGTGTCGTCGAATTCCTCAACAGGCCGCCAGCCGGAAGCAGTTTTCCCGGCCTTCTTTGTCTCCGAAAACGGGTACAGCTCCGCGATCATGGTGTTGATGATCGACACGGTGCGGTATTTATATTCATCCGTGTCCGTCGTCTGCGGTTTCCCGCTGTCGCTCAGCTCGTCCATGATGGACATTGCCGCATCGAACACGTCGCTGACTTCTGCCACAAAATCACCTCGTTATCTGAAAATAGGCGGCGGGAAATCCCGCCGCCTTATCCGTTGCCTCAGGCGGCCGCCGTCATAATGCCGGAATCCAGCGCGCCGGTCTTGCTGGCGTAAGCCTTGACCTCCGTGCCGGCGGCAATGCCGGTCGGCTTCGCGCTGGCGCTGTAGGTCTTCGCCGTGGAGGAAGTCTTCGGGTTGCTGCCGTCGGTGGTGTACTTGATGGTCTCACCTTCACCGGCAGTCAGCGTCATCGTGCCGCCGGAGACGGACATCGTCGGGGTCGTGCTGCCCGCAGTCGCGTGCACGCCGATGGCGTATGCCTTCTTGTCCAGCACAAAACTGTCGAACATCACGCGGTACTCCGCCACATCGCCGTCGATGCCGAGCGGGTTCTTCTGGATGCGCATGGTCTGGTTCTTCACCGGGTCGACGCTCGCGCCCTTGCGGAAAATCACAAAATTAACGCCAGCGGGCAGATAGCTGTCCGGGATGGCGTACACGTCGTTGCCGTCGAGCTTACCCAGAGAACCGTTTGCAACGGCGTCCTTGCCCAGCACGTCAATGCCGACGATGTAGTCCGAAAGCTTGCACTTGGCGAACAGCGTGTGGCCGATGAAGATCGCGCGGTTATCGGTCGGCACAAGATGGTTGGACATCTCCGCGCCCATGTTGACAATGGCGTCGATGGCCGTCTTGCCGGTCAGCGCCGTCGCGTTGACGGTCACAACACCGGCGCCGCCGACCCACTTCTGCAGGCGGTATTTGTCGATGCTCGGGGTGACCTTGCCGTCCCACGTCGCCTTCATGCGCGCGTTGCACTGCTTGACGTTAAACTGTTCGGCAGCGTTGCCCGCGTCGATCGAGAACGTGCCGCCCTTGTCCTGCGTCATGCGCATGGTCTGCACGGTGTCGCCCAGCTCTTTGATCGTGCCGAATCGGCTGGAGCCGCTGCGGGTGTAGTCGCCGAAGTCGCCCTCGTCGGAGCTGTACACGTTGATTGCGTTCACGCCAACAAAGTCGTAATCCTTACCGGCGAATGCGTCGGTCACGCTCTTCTGGTGGAAGCGCTCGTCGAGCTTGGTGCTGTATTTGTCAAAAACATTGATTGCCATTATGTAATTACCTCACTTAAAAATTCAGAATTTCAGGCGGAGGCAAGCCCTCATTTCACGCGGTCAGTTGCCGTCGTACCACAGCGCGTCAAACGCTTCGTCGCTGCCGGTCTTCCCAGCACTGCTCTGGCTGCCGGTGCTCCTCGCGGCGTTCGCCGCGTTCCGGTCGCGCGTCTCCTGCTCGGATTTCATGCGCGCGATCTCTGCCTCCAGCGCCTTGTTGCGTTCTCTTGCGTAGGCCGAAACCAGCGTTTCGCCGCGGTTAAAGGCTTCCCACACGCCGTTCGGAATGGAGGCCGGGTCAACGTCGGGATAGGCTTTTGCAAATGCGTCAAAGCACTCGCCGCGCCATTTCTCGTTCGCTGCCTGCTGCTCCTGCTCCTGCTTCTGGGGTGCCAGTGCTGCCCGTTCCTGGTCGAGCGCGCGGCGCTCTCTGTCGAGCTTTACACGCTCGAGCGCCATGCCGTCGTCGTCGATGCCGTATTTACTCTTGGTAACGGCAATGAGCATGTTTTCCACAAGCTCCTCGACGGTTGTGCCGCTCTGCTTTGCCAGCTCCTGCAGCGCGTTCTCGTGTTCCGTGAGCTGCGCCAGTTGCTGTTTCTGTTCGGACACCTGGGTTTCCAGCTGCGTGTTTTTCTCGGTCACGCGGTCGTAGTCCATGCCCTTCTGAGCGAGCGTTACGACCTCGTCCCGGTTGACATTTTTCGTCTCGCCGAGGTGCTTGAGCTCAAACAGTTGGCCGTCTGTCTGCGCCTGCTGCTCCTCGTTCTCGCCCGGCTGTGCGGCATCTGCATCCTGCCCGCCGTCGTTCTGTTCGACCTCTGGCGCGGCGTCGTTGCTCTGCGCCTCCGTGTCCGGCGCGCCCTGCGCGTCGTCCTCGATGTCGGCAAAGCTGTCCGCCGTGATGTCGCTCCAATCGTCTGCGTCCGCCGTAAAGGCGGTGTTCATGTCGTCTGCCATGTCAAAATCCCTTCTCCCGCTATGGTTGGCGGGTGCGGCGCTATGGTTGGCGCCACGTGTTGAAATTTATCTGGTAATGTATTTGCAAGGCGGTTTTCCGCCGAGCGTTCGTTATTCGGCCGTTCCGGTCTGCATGACTTTGCGCTGCAGGTCGCCGAAGCCACCGCCGCCGCGAATGGGCGTCTTCTGGCCGAGATCGACCAGAGCGCCGGTCTCCGGCGTGCCGCCTGTGCTCTGCTCCTCCGGCTGCATCATCTGCTGCTGTGCCGCCTGCTTGCGCGAGGCAATCAATTCCTGCCGCTTCGGGATGTAGCCGTCCGGGATGCGCTCGAGGTATTCCTCAATCGTGATCTTGTCCTGCATCAGCAGGTTATCCAGTGTCTGCACCGACGCCATCTCCGACCAGTACGAGCTTGCGCCAACGTCCAGTTTCAGCGCCATCGGCATATCGTTCAGAATGCCGTAGTCGAACAGCACGGTTTCCAGCTCCTCCGGGTCTTTCCCGGCAAATGCGAGAATGTCCGAGCCGACGTCCGGCATAGACACCTGCACTTTGCGCTTTCCGTAGTACGCCGCCATGAAGTCAAGATAGATGCGCCCCAGATCCTCGATGGATTTGTAGAGGTTCTGCTTCGTGATCTCCGACGGGATGCTGGCTGCGCGCTGCAGGGCGATAATGGCCGATGTGTTGTCCGGCCGTGTCTCGCCAAGCGCTGCGCTCGTCGCGCCGAGAAACTGCCGCGTATAGTCCACGCTCGTCTGGATAAACTGCGCGATCTGCGGGCTGATCTGTGCCGGGTCGATGATCTTTGCCACGCCAGACACGTCGCCGCCGTTGACGCCGATCGCAGCGCCGACAGCGTTGTTCCACTTCGGAATGCGCGTCTTGTCGTAGACCGTTCGCGGGAACGCGCTCGTCATCAGCGAGATCATGGACATTGCAAACAGCTTGTTGACAAAGATCTGGTTCGGAATAAGCCCGGTCACGAGCGCCTGACCGTGATAGCTGTCGGGAATGTAGTCCCAGTTGATCCACGTCACTGGGTAGAGCCGCAGCCCCATGTCCCACGGCTCGCGCAGCATGACGCGCCCGGAGACTTCGCACGCCCACACCGTGCCGGTCTTGCGTTCCTTCCACATTCGCAGCAGCACCGTGCTGCGCTCTGTGCTGTTTTTGTAGCTGTCAGTGTTGTGGTTCTCGGTATCCGACTGGATGTCTCCCCAGCGCGGATTTCCGGCATCCTGCGCTGCTCTGCGCAGTTCTTTCGTCATTTCTCGCCGCTCGATGAGAATGTAGGGCTGCTTCTGCGGGTCACGGCACGCTGTGTTGCCGAAGCCGACGCGCATATTGTCCACGATCTCCGTGCGGATGCCGCCGCGCAGTCCGAATCCGGCGTCAACCGTGTCGTCCCAGAACGTGAACAGGCAACTGTCACCGTCCACGGCGGCGTTTCGCATATACTCGCGCACAAGGTTCGGCACGCGGTTGAACTCAAACAGCCGGTCAAATTCCTTGTTGACGATCTCCGCGACGCGCTCCACGTCCTCCGGCGTGCGCTCGCACGCAAGCGGAGTTGCCTGCATCTTGATGTTGTCGGTCGTGATGTTCGCAACGGAAAACAAAACGACCTGTTTCAGGAAGTTGTATACCGGCGTCGGCAGACCCTTCGCGTCCACGCCCTCCCATTGCTTGCCAATGAAGAAGTTCTCGTTGGCGCGCACCGTCTCGTCGAGGTTGACCGCGGTGTTGTAGCCGAGCATTTTCTGGTACTCTGCCTGTACCTGCTCTGGCGTGATCTTCTTGTCGAAATCGTCAGGCATCGCCGTTCACGTCCTTCTTTCCGGCCATCAGGTAGCTGTAGTTCATGAGGTTGGACACGCCGTTGGAGAAGTCCTGCGCCATCTGCAGCGCCTGTTCCACCTGTTCAGCGTGGTCTTCGTCGAGCTTGTCCGCTCGCTCGCACAGTGCGGCCGCGGTCTCTTCCAGTGCCTCTACGCGCTTTTGTAGCTGCGACACGTCAAGCGACGTATCTGCCAGCATGTCCATCGTCGCGTCCTGAAATGCCTGCAGCTCGTCGTCCCAGCGCCGCAGGCTTGCCATCGTCAGCACAAAGCACGCCGCGATTACCAGTAGGCCGATCAAACTGATAGTGTTCATGTCTTCCTCCTAATAGCTGATATATCCGGCAGACGGTGCGTCTCCGGTCATGAATTCCTCGTAGCCCTCCTGCGCGTCCTCGTCCTCGTAGATGATCTCCGACGGGTTCGCGTCTCTTGCGTCCGCGCGCATTGTTCTCGATACGCAGTAATAGCGCACGGAATCGACCGTGTGTGTGATCTCGTGCGGCTCTTTGGCGCAGTCGTTCGGATTGCGCTCGTCCGCCTGAATGTCCTCGAGGTCTCCGATCGTCCGTTCGCAGGTCTGGAAAATTACAAGCCCAGGCTTCCCGTCCGGCATATTTGCGAGCGCTTCCTTCACTTGCAGGAAACCCTGCACGCGGTTGTTGCTCGCCCGCACGATGGGCACGCCGCACTGCATGAACACCTCTGCCATCGTCTTGCCGGTGTCCTTCTGGCGCGACCAGATATCCGGCGGGGCAAAGGTGATCTCGATGTGCTCGTCCGGCATCGTCATGTCGAGGATCTGCTTTGCTGCATCCTGCACGATCAGCCCCGGCTGCACCAGCTCGCGGTACATATACGAGCGCCCGTTTTCGTCCACCGCGTACCAGCCGACGGCGAGCATATCCAGACCGTAGTCGAGCGCCCTGTACCGCTTCCAGTGCTTTGGAATCTGGAACGGCTTGCAGGTGTGCGTCGCCTTGCTGAATTCCGGGAAATATGTGCCGCATAGCGCGTCCCAGTCGCCGTAGCGGTGCGCCTTGCGGATGTTCTCCGGCAACTGAGAGAGCGCCTGCAGATAGCCCGGAGAGGATTCAAGCAGGTCTTTGTTGTCCTCGACGGTTGCGAAAATGAAGCTGTAGTCGTCCGGATTCTCGTTCTCCTCCGGATTGTCGGAATCTGTCTTGAAATTTCGGTCGATAAACAGGCGCTTGACCCATCTGTGCCCGACGCCGCCGGGGTTACACGTCAGGTAAAAGCGCTTCGGTATCTCGTTGACGCCGCGCAGGCAGCCGCCGAGAAAGCGAAATTCGCGCTCTGTAAACTGCGTCGCCTCGTCCATGAAGATCCAGTCGTATTCCTGGCCTTGGTATTCGCTCTCGGACGTGATGCCGCTCCAGTGGCCGAAATGGATGGTCGAGCCGTTCTGGAAGTACAGCGTGTGCAGTGTGCCGTTGTAGCTTGTCAGCTCTTGCGGCACCATCTTCAGGATCGGCTCAATGTGGTTCGACTGCAGCTCCGGGTATGTCTTTCGCACGATGAGGATGCGGATGCCCGGCCATGTAAACGCGCCGCCTACCGCCTTGATGCGCACAGCGTGCGTCTTGCCGCCGCCTCGCGCGCCGCCGTAGGCCGTGTACATTGTCCGGCTCTGGTAGAACAGCAGCTGTTTCTCGTTCGCGTGTCCCGGATCCCATGTGAAATTTGTCTGCGTGCTTCGCTTCTGCTTCGGCATGGCATCCTCCGTAAATGCAGAAACGGAGCCAACTGCATTCCGCAGTCAGCTCCGTTCAGCTCTTATGCCCGGCCGTTTCCGGGCACGTCGTTATTCTGTTTCTGTTTCCCGAAAGGCGACCTTGCGCTTTACTTCCAGCACAAGCACGCCGTCTTTCGTTTGCTTTACTTCGGCAGTATTCCCGCGGCCGATAATGTCCAGAATCGCCCGGAGGAGATTTTCATTTTTCTGCATATGGTACCTTCACATTGCAGCCCCGGCATTTTTCCGCCACCCGTCAAGGTAAATGACAGGCGCGGCCTTGCTCGCCGGTTGATAGCCCATCCGCACACCGTAGCCGCCGCCGTAGTCAAGCGCCGCCGCGGTGTTAACGAACAATCGTTCAACCGGCTCCGCGCTCCTCGTAGAAGCGTTCGCCCGGAAGAAGCAGTCCTTGAACACGGCAGGGGAGTGCGTGTGCCCGCAAACATAAACGTCTGCGTCAACGATCTGCGCATAGTCCGCAAGCCGATTGATCTTGCCGCCGATCTTGCGCCCACCGCCGTTGCCGTGGTTGACGTAGATGGAGTACGTTGTCTGCCGTCCCTCGCTCTTGCGCCGGGAGTTTTCACCGAGTGATACAAATACGAGCGCTGCGTCCGGTGCGTACCGGTCGCCCGCGCCCAGCTCGTTTGCAATCAGCCATGTAATGTCGATGCCGTCTGCGCGATATGTCCGCTCTTCGTGGTTGCCGGGAACCGCGCACAGGATGCGGCCCTTGAGCGGAGCAAACGTCTTGTTTGCAAGCTGGATCTGCTCCATCGGGGACAACTGCGTGCTGTAAATGTCTCCGACGCTGTTTCTCGTCGCGTTGTCGATCAGGTCGCCCGCGAGAATTGCATAGGCGTTATCCTTTGCCGCAATGTCCGCCACGCGCTTTTGCACGCCGCGAATATCGCAGTTCGGGTCAGAAAGATGTACGTCCGCAATGACGTGCACTTCGATTTCGTTTTGCTGCTTCGGCAGCTCCACACGGATAACGTGCAAACGCTTCACCTCATTCGTTACACGGCTGTTGCGCGCATAGCTTATAAACCAATTCCGAGCAGCAGCTCAGCGCGCCCGCCTCCCGCTGCAGCAGGAAAGCGGCTTTCTGCCGGTTTTTCACGCTCCGGTCAATCCGGTCGTCTGGTCTTCGTGGCAGCCCCCGGACTTGCACCGGGCGCGTCCCTCTTAGAAAGCTGCCGTAGAAAGGGAAGCTGCGGCATCCTGACTTGCACAGGATTTCAGCGGAAAGGAGATGAAACGCTTAGGCCACTCGCCGCCGCAGCAGTGTTTACCGTCGCTTCCGACGCTTGATTCCCGGATAGTGCCGGGTTCACAGTTGCTCCGTACCGTCATAGGCTTTTGGAAGGGAATAACGGCCGCAGGAGGTCGGCCTTTTTCCGGTACGGAGGGGCATCGTTCACAAACGTGAACAGCAAGCACTCAGCCGCAGCGCGTATCCTGCGCCCGCATTCGGCTTGTTGGATTAAGCGTGTTTGTCGCGCACTTGTAAGCGTTACTTGAAAGCGCTGTCGCCGCCGATCCCGTCTGTCTTGATCGTCAGCTCCTGCGCGTGAACGTCGATTACAGGCTTGTCGATGTACCCGCCGTTTTTCGGCTGCTTGAGCAGGAAGATGATCCCGCCGCTGCCCTTCGGGTTTTCAGCCACCATGCGTGCATAGACCGCCTCCCGGTATGCAACCAGCTTCTCGAGCTGCTCTCCATATCCGTCATATTCCCCGCCTTCGTTTGCCCGCCATCGAGCGAGTGTGCGCGGCGCAATGCCGAGATACTTCATCAGCGCATAGTCGTCCATGTACTGGTTCCCGTCCTCGCACTGCATGATAAACTCGTCGATCAGAACGCCAAGCTCTTCGGCGGTCTTGATTTTGCGCGGTCTTGCCATAGAATCACCCCATCACTTATAGTATAGCATCAAACGTTGCAAAAACTAAATGCACGTCACCAGATAATGTATGGAATACCTTTGGAAAGGCGTGAAAAACGCAGTGGGTTGAACTCGCGTTGAACGTGCGCTGAACTTGCGTTAAACATCGAGCGGGACGATGTCTGGCGGGAAGTCTCAAAAGGCTGTGTGTCGTAACGCATGGGCTGTCACCTGAGAGCCGCCCCGTTTTTCCGGCACCCCGGGGGGGGAGGGGGGGAGGGGGCACACCCGGAAACGTCGAACGAAACAGCACCCACACACCAGCGCGCGCCGTGGATGATTGCCCGCGCGGCCCAGGCACCTATTGACATTGCTACATAACACTGCATACACTGCGCATGAACTGGATAAACTACCAGCTTTGCAGAACGGAAACACCGTGGAAACTATGAGTTATTCGGCAAAATGTAGGTTATGCCGAATTTACAAATTGCTGAAACCATTGAAAACACTGCCTTTTTGCGAAACTGCATGAATATGCACAGTATGCAGTGCCGGAAATGGCTGTGAAAAATGCATCAGTATGCACCAGATCGCCGCTGCAGGAACAGCCACCACAAACCCCACGATTTTTTTATCCGATGCCACAACACGCATTTTGTCACGCTTTTTGTATGGAATAATTGGATCATATCATCATCGCATCATGTAGTACATCATGGTGTAGCATCACCGGCGCGCAGCCAGGCAACACCCCACGCAAAGAGGGGGGGACTATAGGGGGGGTATTTACACAGCTAAGTAATAGCTATTACACAGCTATGCCATAGCTATTACACAGCTATGCCATAGCTATTTAAATATCTATTCCATACCCGCGAGACATTCAACGACCAAAGGAAAGAAAAGTAAAGTATAGAGGGAGAGACCGCCCACGCAAAAAATTTTTGCAAAAAAGGGCTTGACATACGTTTGCAAGTATGCTATCTTGAAGATGCCAAAGGGAAAACGACACCGAAAGGAGATGATCCTCGCGGCGAGAAAGACCACCACCAGCAGCGAAGTGAAAAACCGCTGGAACGCAGCGCACTACACGCGATTAACCGTAGTGCTTGATAAGGACACCGCGACGGCCTACAAAGCCAAGTGTGAGCGTGCCGGAATGAGTTATTCCGACGTGCCGAAAGAAGCAATTCACAAGTTTTTACGGGAGCCTTGAGCATCCCGTAAAAATGTACATACTTTATAAAGTATGTCACACATGAAAGGGGAACAACCATGAAATACTTTACCGACATTCGCACCCTCGACGAACTGAAAGCAGCTTACCGCCGTCTTGCCCTGAAATATCACCCCGACATGGGCGGCAGCACGGAGATCATGCAGGAGATCAACAACGAGCATGACGCGCTTTTTGAGCAGCTCAAGCGCCAGCACAACGCCAGCGCGGACGAGTACCACCAGACCACCGAAACCGCCGAGGAATTCCGCGAGATCCTCGCCGTGTTGCTCGGACTTCCTGGGCTGACGGTCGAGCTTTGCGGCTCGTGGCTCTGGATCAGCGGCGAGACGCGCCAGCACAAGGACGCGCTAAAGGCTGCCGGTTGCCGCTGGAGCAGCAGCAAAAAGATGTGGTATTGGCGGCACCCGGAGGATGCGCGCGGCCATTACCGCGGCAAGCGCAGCATGAACGAAATCCGCAGCAAGTACGGCAGCCAGGTATTTGACGCAGACGGCCGCGAGCGCACCGCCTACAGCCGGATCGGGGCGACGGCGTAAGCCGTCCCCGGCCGCACTCCGTCCGCCGGTAAAAATCCGGCGCTGATGAGCAAGAGCGAAACGGAGGTTATTACAGTGAGTTATCACGATTTGCTTACCATGTACGGATCCGAGCAGGAGACCGCCGAACAGCGCATCTACATCTACGTGGAGCAGCCGCGCACCCTGAAAACGCCGCACGATATCGCATGGAGAGACGGCCAAGTCGCCGTTGAGATCAAGCGCCTGGAATCCATGATCGACGATCTGCGCGACTATCGCGTAGCACTGGCGCAGCGGTATGCAGAGCTGGAAACGATGCCTTACACGCGCGTTTTGACGCTCAAGCGCGACCCGAGCTATAAGGGCCGCATTACCTACTGGGTGACGATCACGCGCGAGCTTGCCGACGGTACGGAGACCGACGAGCTGCGCGAGAAGTACGCCGGGCAGGAGCGCGCGAAAGCGTTTGCCCGCTTCGTGGCCCTGCAAAAGCAGTACCCCGGCATTGCATCCGTTAAGGATGTAGCCCGCAGGAGCTGGGAACGATGATAGCGCCCGGCATTCTGCACAATCCCAACGCCGATTTTTGTGCATCTACACAAAACCATGGAATCTGCGGTTTTTGCATTGACATACCGCAGATTCTGCGGTATGCTCGAGCCATCAAAGGGAAAACACGACAGGCCAACAGGCCGGAAAGGGCGAAAACTATGACACGCAACGAGGCAAAAGCACTGCAGGCAAAGCACAACATGGAGATCCTCCGCAATCCCATCACAAGCGAGGCGCGCGCACTGTATCTCGAGGCCGAGCAGCCGATCTCGGAGCTCGATGATCTCGCGGACATCTCTCGCCGCTCCAACGGCTGCGCGCCGTGCTACATGGAGGCCAACTACGAGGTGTATAACGCCACCGGCTCCGGCGTCACGTACAAGCTGAGCTGCCCGACAACATGGTTTGACCTCTGGGGCTGGGTCGACGAGTAATCTCCAAGAAAGGAGTATTTATTATGACTGACAAGCAATTTTGCCAAGCATTCCGCGAGGCTTTTGCCTACAGTGACCCGGACGCCTTTGCGTCCGACGTCGCGCTATCCGACATCTTCCCGGGCGTCGAGGACGATGATCTCCCGGCGCTGGCCGAGGAGCTGCACCATGTCTGGCGTTATGCGCACATCACCGTGCGCGAGATTGTGCAGCACACCGGCCTGACGCAGGCGAACTTTGCGCAGCGCTTTGTGATCCCGCTGCGCACGCTGGAAAGCTGGCTCGGCGGCACGAATGCGTGCCCGCCGTACACCCGTCTGATGCTGGCAAAGCTGTGCGGCCTGTAAACGATGTCAAGTCAGCCAATACGCGGTTAGCATTTCGTTAGCATTTTGCTAACGAAATGCGTCTGCATTATGCGGAAAATAATCGTAAATCAGCGACGTTTTTCGCACCGCAAAGGTTTCAGAAAGCACCACAAAGCATTGATATACAAAGAAAAACCCCGGAATCCAACGGATTCCGGGGTTTCTTAATTTGGAGCGGGATACGGGAATCGAACCCGCTGAAAAGCACAGTAAAACCATTGAAAACACTACATTTTCTACTTTGAGTTAGCATTTTCGTTAGCATTTTGTGCGAAAAATCCGGCCATAGCGTTTTCCGCCTTGACCCGGTCAGCGTTTGCGATGTGCGTATAAATGCGTATCATAGTCTGGTTGTCTGCCCATCCGCCGAGCTGCATCATCTCCAGCTCCGGCACGCCGAGGTGATACCCCAGCGATGCGAAGCTGTGCCGAAGCCCGTGCGTGCCGACCTGCGGCAGCCCATTGCGCGCGCACACGCGGTTGATCTGGTGGTAAATCGTGTTTGGGTTACAGCGCACGACCGGCCCGGACTTGTCCTCGACGGCCTCCAGCGCGGTGAGCAGTTCCGGTATCATGATAGGGATCGTGCGTGTGGAAGACCGGTTTTTGTTGGACGCCTTTTGCTGCGGCCGCTGATCCTCGCCGATGACGACCGCACCGGATACGCGGATCGTCTTTGCGGTCAGGTCTATGTCCGACCAGTTAACCGCCATGATCTCCGATCGGCGGAGGCCGTGCAGCGCCAGCAGCGCTGGAATGGCAAACGGCTCGTTTGCAACGTCTGCCACAAAGATTCTGATTTGCTCCGGGTCGAGCCATTGGCGTTCGTTCGGCGGCACTTGCGGAAGCGTTACCTTGGGCACGTCGTACCCGCCGAATTTCAGCGCGGCCGCCACCATCATCCACGCATTTTTCAGCGTCTTGGGCTTCACGCTTTTCGCCTCGGCGCTTACAATCGCCTGCCAGTTCGCGATCTCGCGGACTGGCTTTTTCATTTGCGCGGTAAACCGGTTTCGCGACATGGATTTGTATTCCCGGATTGTTGACGGCGACAGCACGCCACGCTTTGCGTCGATGTATGCCGTCAAACACTGCTCCAGCGTTTGTGCGCTCTTGCAGGGGAGGCGCTTCCCATTGCGATAGTCCGCCTTGATCTTTTCCGCCTGCCGGATGCACTCCGTCCGCGTTGCCGCCGACACCGGCACGCTCTCTCCGCCGAGGCGCATCTGGATAAACCACGTCCCGCTTTTTAACTTTCGCGGCTCTGGCACTTTCATCGCGTGTTATCACCGCCTATCAGCGCGTCCGGCACCGGGTGCCATTCTCGATATGCGGCAAACATCTCGGAATAGTCCTGTGGCTCAATTTCTGTAAAAACAGGATGATTCTTTTCCGCGTAGTATTCCCGGGCCGTCGCACAATAGTGCTCTAAATCGCTGTCCGCAAGGTCAAGCAATTCCTGCGCCCGGTCAACCGTTGCCTCGGCGGCGGCAAACCGCTCCCGCTCCCGCTGCAGCTGCATTGTTTGCAGGGCTAGCAGCGCGGCCAGAACAATGCACACGGCTGCCAGCAAAACAATTACCGCCTTCCTTGGCACCCGCTTGCGCTGTATTTCCGGCGTGGCATTCTGATAATTCACAACGCTTCCCCCTTTTTGCATATTGTTTTCCGCCTGTGACACAATACCGCAAGCGGCTTGCACCATCAAGATAGCACAGCTTTCCGCTTTCTGCAACAAAATCCCCGAAAACGGAAATTTTCCGGCCGGAATACCGGGCAAAAACGACACGCAGCCGCAAAAATGTGGTAAGGTAGTGCCAATATGCGGAACAACGTACGTTACTATAGATTATACAAGGGCGTAAGTCAGCGCTGGCTTGCGCAGAAAGTGGGGTGCGGCCATAGCACACTAGGGGCAATCGAACGCGGAGAAAGCGCGCCCAACGTATACCTTGCGATGCGGATCGCGCGGGCGCTGGACGCGACAGTAGAAGAACTATGGAGGGAGAACCATGACAGATGAGGAATGGAGGGCGTACTTACGGCGCGAGATCGAGCGGCTGCTGATCCTCGCGGACACGCGGACGATGGTGCTAACGTTGGAATTTCTACGTGCAGCAACGTAACAAAAGTGAACAGGCAAAGAAAGAGGAGCAGGGCATCAATCCTGCTCCTCTTTCTTGTTTTCTGCTGCGATCTGCTGCGCGAAGTCCTCGATATCTTTCCACCGTTCTTCCGGCAAACGCGCCAGCGCCAGCAGAAACCGCCGCCGGAAATTGTCGCCCTCGCCCTGCATGACGTCGCCGACAAAGCGCATGATCTCCTTGTCGCGCGCGATCTGCACGAACATCTCGCCCTCGCCTGTGCGCAGCCAGTGTTCGTTGACGTTGAATGTCCTGCAGATCGAATTTATTACAACGTCGGATATGTTGCGGCCTATTTCGTAGTTTGCAATCGCTCCACGCTTAATACCGATTCTGTCAGCAAATTCTTGCTGTGTTAGTCCAAGCGATTGCCGCAGCACTTTGATTCTATCTCCCATTGGAATCACCTCCTTGCCGCAATAGTAGCAATCAAGACGCAAATTGTCAATAGGAAATGCAAAATAAACACAAAAAGCGCTTGACAAATGTGTTTACATTGCTTACAATGGCAATACAAACACACAGATGTGCAAAGGAGGTGACACCATGAAACCAACCGAACCCGGCTTTGACCCCGTGGATGCAAACGAGGACGCGGAACGCGAGTGGTATAGGCGCTGCGTCAACAAAGAGCTCTGGAAGCCGGCGCGCGCAGAATTCCACGATATCCTCATGTCGCACGTAAGCATGACGTATGAACTGCGTGATCGTCTAAACAAGCTCGCCATTGCCTGCGCCGTAGAGGGCGTGGGAATCCTCGCGCTGTTTTACCTGCTTTTCAAAGGATGAGCGCAAGCGCGGAGAGGATCAGCGCGGCAATAGATGCCGTTCTGGTCAGGTACATATCAAAGCGGCGGTCGAATTCGGCTTGCGCTTCCGTCTCGCCCATTTGATTTAGGTGCAGTACACCGACCCACGCCGGGGCATCGTCCTCGACGTAGTATAGCTTTCCTAATCTGCTGAGCATGATGTTGACATCATCGTCCCGCAAGCCCTCCAACGGCTTCAAGTCCTCGCGGCGCATAGGCTTTTTACGAGATCGGAAGAGCGTCGTGT